CATGCATCTAACTGCTCAATACAAACATGAAGTCAAGAGAACAGGCAACGATAAACACGATAATTCGCGGTGGCTTAGCCCCAAAAATTGTCGGGCAGTCCCCTCCTATCTCAAAACCTCTTGTTGAACACATATGCGTTGGTTGTAAAACGGTTGTCATGAATTCTTATGCTGGAAAGAAGTTTACTTGTTTCAAGTGTAAGGAAAAGACAACCGCCGTTTGTGACGTGCCCAAGCTTAGCACGTCCGGGTCCATCCCAGCAAACGCGACCAATTCGCGAGCACCTGCGGGTTTGAGTCCCGCGGTGTCCCGCCGCAAATCTATGGCAGCACTAAAAGCAAGTGCTGTAACCGCCGCCCCTAGGGCCGCGGGTGAATCCACAACCAAAATAGCCAACATCACTGGCTCCGTTGACGTCCCTGAAACATGGGAACAATTAGTCGACGTAGCGCAAGGACTCAAGGTTACTTTTGGTTCAACTCCGCGTTTGCCACCTCGTCCCCTTGTTGTGAACACCAACACCGCAGACGCAGCACCACTTCCCATCACCACGGAACCCGGTGCCGGTTTAAGCGACGCAATAATTCCCACTCCTGTACCAGCGTACGTTCCGAGCATCACTCCGCTCAACGAAGCGTACTTGGTCGGTTTACCTGCGATGAAGGCCACAAAGTGCATCGATCCCGCCCGTGATTCAATTGTCGCCCGTGTCGCCTCACCCGACGATAACAACGAGAGCGCTATAGACTTCGCAGTTTTCCAGAGGTGCCGGGAATGGACACCAAAAGAGTTTGACGTTTCCCAATTATCTTTCGTCTCGCGTAAGAGGCCGGATGCGACCACCGACGATGTCTACCCCGGCGACCCATGGGAGTTGCTGCCAAGGTTGACCGTACACTCGCACCCAGTTTTGCACGATCATCGAGAACTTCTGCTGCTCCAGTTCTATTTGTCTGGACAGCTACCCATTTACGATCTGGGTGGCTCAATGCACAGATGGAACCACGTGTTGCAAATAGTCAAGCGATTGAACTTGCTAGGCCGCAAGTTCCCGATACGCCCCATACACGTGAACTCCCCACAGAGTGGGTGCCCGTTTGCCCCATCTCCCGTATTTGGATCATTGGATGACATCAAGTACTGGAAGCGAGCAGGCCACATGAAAAAGATCCACCCCGGAGTTTTCACTAGTTGTCATTGTGTGTGGGGCCGCGACGAATGCACACACCACGTCGGGAAGGTCGTTGTGGCGGTAGACTCCGTGTACTATGTGATGGATAATCTTCCCTTGAAGAAAGACATCCACGTCATTGCACACGAGTACTACGTACCAATTGGCGCGTTAGGCAAAACGGCAGCTTCAGCCGAAATGGCATGGGAATGCAGAGGCAGCGAGGTCAGTGTTGTCGTCGGCGATCATCAGGCGTGCACGTATCAGCACCATAATCTGAACACTTCAGTAGGGTACGTGCGTAACAATCTCGACGAATTTTGGGCCGTGAACACGATAAAATCGTACAGCCCATGGGGAACCGCACACAAAATGAAGTATTCAGTGTGGAAGCCAATCGATGCCATGCCCCCATTGGGCGTCAAGGTAATCGAGGACACTTTCACGTTGACGACTGACATGCGTGCTGGCAATTCCGCGTTGGCAGCAGTAGTCCAGACGGCAGTCACGGTCGTGGACACAGGAAGAACCAAAGTAATGATCCCAAGTGCAGCGTTGCGATCTTTGTGCAACCGCTTCCCCGGTACAGCACGAGAAGCCGATGTACACACAGCATCAACGGCATTCGTCAATCAATGCTCAGCCATTGATTCCCGGATGTCGGAGATGGCGATCGAGTATTTGGCAACTCAACACCGCATGCGACATGTTTACCGCTACAATGCCGTCTGGGGCAACCGCACTTTGATCGCCATGCAGTTTTGGTGGCATGCCTTCCTAAGTTGCCTCTTGTTCGTCTTGTTCGCCGCGTGGTTCGAAGGCGAATACATCGGCTCATGGTGGACGTTTGTGTCGTGCGTATGTTTGTATTTGATTCATTGCACCATTGTTTCTATCACTTCTGACGTTGACTCCGGAGCAATGATTGACGCACCCGGGTCACGCCGCGACACACACATCGGCATCACTCGACGCGAGTATGGCCTCGGTCCCGCACGATACATTTGCAAAGCCTACGCTGAGGTGGTGTTCCAGTACCACGTTTTGACCAGCTACCCAGGTCTGATTTTGGATAACCTTAACAGAGCGCGTAACGACATGGGCATGTACGCAAAACCGCGTCATGGTGAAACCACTTCCGCTTGGTGCTTTTACTGGGCCACCAATTGTTGCAAGTGTTTCACCAAATGTTGTTATGCGTGGGCAGCCCACATCGAACGGGTCCACAGCAAACTGTTCAGCAAGAAGCGACCAGAGCAATATCAAGAGCTTCCCACCGTCGACCCCACTGGTCCGTGTTCCTTGTTGTCAGTATTGGCCAAGCGAGGTTGGATGTATGACCCAACGAAATTTTTGCAGGGTTATGTTTCCATCGTCGGCGGTGATGATGTCAGCAGTGGCACCAAAATTCCAATCACGCCCAAGAACAAGGATGTGTCATTGGAGTTAGGCTACCCCTTGACAGGCTTAGACACGAACACAACGTTTGGAGACCCGAGGCATGCAACGTTTTTCTCAGCCGCCGGAGTACCCATGTGGAATTTCACCACTGGCGAGCGAGTTTACGTATGCGTCCCCAACTTCGGACGGTTTTTGTCCAGATCGCATTTCTCGGCCAAGCAGATACATCCCAAGTACGTGCCTGGACGAGTCTTAGACAACGTGAAGTGTTACCGAACCTACTTTGGAACCGTTCCCGTGTTCGCACCATTGTTGAACATGTGGGAGCGCGTGACCAAGTCCGCCAACAAGAGCACCACGTTTCGTCAGCACGTACGATCTGAGACCGTTTCGTCAATGTATCGATTCGTACCTAAACCTGGCACCGACGTCATCCTCCCCGACGCTTACACATATCAATGGATAGTTGAACATTACGAGTTCAAGTTCACAATTAAGGAATTGTTGGATTTTGAACGCGTTATTTCTGAGTGCCCAGGCCCCGATTATGTGATCAGCCATCATGTTGCTAGCGTCATGATACAGACTGACACCGAGTACACTGTTTCTTCCACCAAAACCGTGACCTACTTGCCATTGATCAGTGCTGTATTTGAAGATTCAACTGCTTTCGCCTTCAAGATGATGACTGGGTACACTGGCGCAATAGTTAACGTGGCTATTGGGTTAATCGAAATGGCTTTGTTGGGTGGCGCATGGTTTCCGCTGATAGCTCATGTCGTCCAGGCCTTCATCGGGTGGTACGCAGGATCAGCGTTGGGGTTGTTTGCACATTTGGCGTGGAACTACCAGTGGATTTACCCTTCCACCGGTAGGTACACCAAAGTCACCGAGGAACAACTTCGCGCTCCGCGAGTTTGCGCGCCAGCGCATCCCTTTCCGGCCCCCGAGACGCTCGATCCTACTTTTGCCATGCAGGCCAAAATTGGTAAGACAGTGGTGTATTCCATTCCTGCCAGAATGAAGTACCGTTTGGTTAAACACCACAAGAAGCATTGCGGGTTGGATGTTTGGTTGACCAAGAAAGACGTCATTCCTCTTCGCAAACGCAAACCAGCCATTGGATCATGGGAAGATTTTGCCAAGTACCCGTGTTCGTCGAGGACCCACACTGCCCCAGGAGCACAGTGGCTAGTCTCTTCTTGTTTTGCCAATCCGTGCGTGCTGTCAGGGTGCATGCGCAATACCGTTCTCGGGGCTTTACATCGTCGCGCGAAGCCTTCACCAGAGGTGTCACCCGACGTTGAAAAAGCGTGGATAAGGTACTTAAATGAACAGACAGCACCTTTGATCAAAGTTTTAGACGCTGCCGAAGAGCTTCGATGGGAACCACACCAGCAATTCGAGTGGTGGCTGAACCGACCTGGTTTTGCAACTGAACCCAGGAAGGTCCAACTGCGAAAAGCATTCCATGAGATCCAGAACGGCGAAACAATAGACTACAAGGAGGCCAAGACATTTTGCAAGATTCAGATGGAGTGCAGTAGCGCCTCCCCAATGAATGAGTTTATGCCAGTGTACGAACCGGATATGGTAAAAGGCCCACGCCCACGAGGAGTCACGTGTGTTTCTGACCACGTGGCAGTTCTACGCGGACCCATAACCCAACTTGTAGCTAAGATTCTCGGCAAGTGTTTCGAACCCGGCGTGTATCAGACATTGCCCGGATGTATACACAAAACCGAGACAGTTTGGATGAAGGGATGTGACCCAGTCACCATGGGTAACGTCATAAATGGCTTGTTCGAATCACTCATTTATTCGGATGGTACGGACGCCAGTGCTTTCGACAAAAACCACACTATGGCAACGCGCCGAGCAGTGGATTTGGCATGGCGCTACTATCCCCAGACCACCAAAGACATTCTGGCAAACATGCAATACGTTTCCAAAACTAGAATGACCGCGGACGTCGGGCAAATGGTGTTGACTTACACGCAGCAGGGTGGCATGCTGAGTGGCGAACCCGACACGTCGCTCACCAACACTTTGGTGCGTATGGCCATCGATCGGATAATGCACTCAGTTGCTTTCGTCGGTACACCAGCGGCTTTGAAATGGGCAGCCGCCCGATCACCACAAAAATGATACAAATGTATCCGGGGCACGGGCTTAAGAAGCATGAGTGTGCGACCTCACCCCAACCCGAGCCATCAAAATTAGTTAGTCAGTGGCTAATTTTGCTCAAATGTTACACTACCCTGGCTAGTCCACCATCAGGCCTGCCTTGTAAAAATTAATGATGTAGATACAGTGTTCACCGTCGTTACCTTTGGGTGTCGGGGCTTGCCAACCCCGATGGTTACGTGCTACAAATGTCTTTTACGACGTTAAAGTAAGCATGAGAAACCCTTTTCTACCCCCAAAGTTGCGGCGTGTCACTGGACCCCAACCAAAACCGAAGCCTCCAGCACCCCGCGCCCCACCCCGCGTCCCCGCTGCTCAGAGACCATATTCAACTGCGCCGATGGCCGTTTACACGCCTGGCGCTGTTAGTTCGTACCCAATGCGCAAACGCACGAAGCGCGCCAAAATCGGCAAATCTTTGTTGCAATCAGTATCCCAGCCAGGCATGGAGTTTTTGAAGTGCGCTTTTGCGCCACCTGACTTCAATACCACTCAAGTCCATGGATTGCCAGATGATTACCAAGGCAACTCGCTTGTCAAGAAACACAAGTTGATAGCCCCAATCAATTTGAACGCTTCCACGGATTATTACTATTTGTTGATGCCAATACCTGGCGTTGCTTATTGGGTTCTGAGCAAAGGCGCAGGTGTTGCACCTGTAGCAACTGATGTTTGGATTCCGGTGCCATACAGCGATTTTTCATCGCTGTTTGGTTCCACCCAAACGAGCGCAGCGGATATCGTTGACAAGTTCCGGTACATAAGCAACCATATTGAACTTATTCCCACGACGAATGCGATGCAGTGGACCGGCAACATCCAATCTTGGAAATTGCCCGTCCAGATCGCTCCGTACAATTCCGTCCTGGGAGCATTCAACATTTCTGGACTTAATGCCGTGAATGCAACAAACGCATTGCAATACACCGCACCTTTCAATGCTGGTGTGTATGCGTGTGCGTTCAATTCTGGAGCCAAGTTTGATTTCACCCCGATCATGGAGAATTTCGGTGGTAACACCGCTGTGGGCATCAACAACGGCACGATCGGCGGCACTGGAGTGTTAGGTGCATTCTCCGCCGGTCTCGGCTTTCCTGGTTTCGACAACAACTTCGAAACCGTGTTGATCAAGATTTCTGGGATTGGCACGAACGTGTCTGACACAATGATACTGAAAACATGGGCGTGTGTCGAATACCAAGTGTTGCCCGGCAACTCGTTGTATGAATACATGACCGTTTCCCCAAAAGATGAAATGGCCATGCAGTTGTACAGAAAGATCATTCAACAGTTGCCCACCGCAGTAACTTATTATGACAATGAAAGCTTCTGGCAGAGGGTCTTAACAATCATTCAAGGAATATCCGGGGTAGCATCGAGGCTGCCCGGGACATACGGCCGAATTGGCAAAGGAGTCAGCATCGCCACGGAAGCGGTGCGGCAACTAACCATGTAGGCTGAAACAGCTCTTTTTAGGGCTCAAACGGGCAGGAAAGAAAGGAGAACTGGCGCTCTCCCCCGTATCCGAGCGTATAAAAACCGTATAGTGGTTGGGAAAGGGGGTATTGGCGGCAGCAGGCTACTGTCGCCAACACCCCCGGAACCAGGTAAGC